TTCTAGCTGATAAGATTAAAAATAGAAGTAAAACTATTGAACTTAAAATTATTTCTGTAGAACGATTAAAATTGACCTATTAACCTAACGAAGGTATACTGATTATTAGGAGGTTTCATGGCTTTAAACCATAAGCATTTGATCGCAAACTCATACATTAATCATGAAAAATTCATGGCTAATACAGTGAATAAAAAATTGGAGGAACGATGCCAGAAAAAAAGAACAAGAGTACGTCAGTGAGTGAATGGAAGCTTCTAAAGGAAGCCTCTAAAGAGGTTGAAAGCTGGCCAAACTGGTTGCAAAAGAACGCCGAACTTCTTTTTGAAGAAGAGCAAGAAAAGCAGCGCAAGCTGGATAAGATTAAAAATAGAAGTAAAACTATTGAACTTAAAATTATTTCTGTAGAACGATTAAAATTGACCTATTAACCTAACGAAGGTATACTGATTATTAGGAGGCTTTATGTTGAGTTTACTAGTGCAGCAGAAACCTTTATCTCAAATCATACTAAGGAATTCTGATAAAACCATTTTCGTTCGTACATTTAATCTAGAATCAGGTCAAGATTTTATTAAGAAATTTATGCAGTTAAATGGAGACGACAATACAACAGTTATCCCAGTGATTATATCTAGTTATGGAGGCGAAGTTAACTCTTTGATTTCTATGCTAGAGATTATGTCTACTGCCTCTAAGCCAGTAGCTACAATAGCGATAGGGGCAGCAATGAGTTGCGGCAGTGTATTACTAGCTTCAGGGACTCCAGGCTATCGATTCGCAGGACAGTTAACCGAACTAATGATTCATCAGGTGTCAGGGGCAGCGATAGGAAAGATTGAAGATATCCAAAACGATTCTAAACAAACTACTAAAGTTAACAACATGCTACTTGCTATATTAGCTAAAAACTCCAAGAAGCCTGTTAAGTTTTTTAAAGACAAAATAAAGAAAATGGGCAATGTGGATTGGTATATTACATCTAGTCAAGCTAAAAAACTAGGTTTAATAGATTATGCTGGAACCCCGGTGTTGTTAGAAAGAGTAGAATAATGGATAAAAAATATAAAAGATTTCTAAGCATAGGTTGGGAATTATTAGAACACAAATATAGATACTATGTATTGGACAATCCCACTATACCGGATCATGAGTATGATATATTGGAAAAGGAATACGATAACTTAGCTAAAGAATTAGATCTAGAACCTACTGCTTCTAATATAGTAGGTTTTGATACTAAAAGACCGTGTTGTCAATTAGTAATATCCAAAATTAGAAAGGTACCGTTATATGGCATTGTTAGATGAAATTAAACCATTTATAGATGGTAATGGATTGTTAGCTCCTAATCTAGTTCCTCCTGGAACTATGAGAGGGTCTGATAATGGGGTGTTATTTACTTCGGAACTATTAATACAATCAATGTTAAATAGCGGTGTAATAGATCCAGTTTATATAGAAAACATTAAAGATTGTATAGATAGTACACATTTATTGCATAGAGCACCACAAGACACTACCAATGATACCTCAGATGATTATTATGGAATACTTGGTATGATGGTATTTCTTAATATTAACATTAAATTACGATTGCCTCCACTTCTATGGGCACAACCATTACTTTGGTTCTTGATATTATTGAAGAATAAGAGTATATTCTCACACTTATTATCTCCAATAGCTGCTATCATAATAGCTACAAGCTGTATGTTTACCAGCGTGTCTGACACATCATCTAGATTTCTCATGTGGTGCGCAATTAAAGGAGCCGCATCAAGATCTACACTTTGCAGCTTGGCAGCTAAGATATGGTTTAATAGATTGTTTAAGGACTTTGGGCCAGAGGGAATGCTTACATGTGCTAAGATTTACTTCTATAGAGACAATCATCCTTTCTCTCGTTACTTTAAAAACTAGTAACTTCTAGGAGGATTTATGATAAGAGATCAATTACTTGATTTAGTTAAAGAATTCGAAGGTTGTAAATTAGAGGCCTATCAAGATCAAGTTGGCAAATGGACTGTTGGTTATGGAAGTACAGGTCCAGGCATCAATGAAGATACTGTTTGGACACAGGAACAAGCTGACACACGTCTTATAGCTTCTTTAGAGAGATTTCAAGCTCAGATAATAAAGAATACAGAAATGGCCTTAGGAGACAATCAGTTAGATGCGTTAACTTCATTCGTATACAATCTAGGATTAGGATCTTATTTAAAATCAACACTTAAGAAGAAGATAGAGGATAAAGAATTTGTAGAAGCAGCAGATGAGTTCCTTAAATGGGACAGAGTAGGGGGAGAAGTGTCCCCAGGCATATTAAGACGCAGGAAAGCTGAAAGACAATTATTTTTAAGCGGAGACTTGACTTCTGAAATAGCCTGAGTTACTCTTTAATCATAGATGGAGGATTTATGAACGACCCAAGATTTGAATCTATTTGTGATGAATGCGGTGAAGTAATTGAAACTTATGATGAAAATGAAGACAATTATATCTGCGATGAATGTGTAAACAAGTTCGTTGAGCAATATAAAGAAGCTTTAGAAGAGCTAGAAGATGATCAGGAGTAATTATGAAATATTACCAAATACATAATGATATGTTAGTAGAAGCAACTAAAGATGTGGAATTACACAGTTTATCAAAGATTAATCATAAAATACCAAAAGGGACAATAATTAGAATAGCTATTGATAACTATGGAAGAGCTACTTTTAAAGGGCATGACGGTTTACTACCTATTTATGATTTGGTAACTTCATTTAAGCCATTAGAAAATCCAGATGATAATTCAAACTGGACAGCAATCATGGCAGCAGTAACTTTTGGATCTATCACAGTATATATGATTTTCTTAGTAATATTTAATTATTACAATAAGTTATAATAAGAGGATTTATGGGACAATATTCATCCACTTATATGTTGAAAGAAGAAGTAAGAATAAAGGGAGACAAGATATTGCCCAGGGGTACAGTGGTACAGACTATAAGAGCATCATATCTCCCAAAGGAAACAGTAGATGAAATGCCAATATGGTTCAGGGAAGACTTCTATGTCTATTGCTACACTAGATACGGCATAATTATGTTACAATGGGACAATTTAGAGGATTATGTGACATTAAAATGAAAATATGTACTAAATGTAAAAAAGAAAAGTCTATACACTAATAAAAACATATAGATACTGTTTAATAATGGTCATAATATACTATTATAGAAGCCTGAGATGTCCTCAAGCTAAACCCATTAGGCCCCTTAGCAGCCAAAATGGTGACGTCGGAACTATATGTACCCGACCTATGCTAAGAAAATTGAGGATATCAAACAATGGCAAATAGAAATTTTCCCAGTTCAAAACTTTTTTCTGGGCATATCATGCCTGTTTCCCTGGATTGTAATTTTATAGTAGACCCCGCTAATGGAAATGGCTTAGGAATCAGGAGCTTAAAGGGCGCCTTCATTCAAAACGTTTTCATGCATACTTCTGCAACCCCAGGCATCGGTAACTCTAATCCTAGCTCTTTAGGAATTGCAGTCACCAATCCAAATCCTGCTTCAGGATTAATCGTTGTACAATTCCAAGATAATTTTAATCGATTATTAACCGGTGGGCAATCCATCGTATCTCCACTCGGATCAAGCATTGGAATTGATTCAGGATTAACGGTAGGCCAAGCTTATGTAGTAACAGTTCAAGGTGATGCTGTCGCTGCTGACTGGTTAGCCCTTGGTATTCCAGCAGGAGTATTAGCTTCCGCTGGCGGACTTCCACTTCCTGGAACAGCTTTTATTGCTGCCTCTACAGGACACGGAGCATCCTCTTTAAGCCGCGTCGCTCCTGCTTCTACGTCAGGATTAATGTCAATTGAAACAATCGGGGACAGCAATCAATCTATCTCCCCAATTCAAGCTGCCGCTCAAGGTTTTGGAGCTCAGGTTATTCTTCAATGTTTGAACTCTAGCGGAGTTGTTACAGCGCCTGCTACAGGGTCAGTCATTAGCTTAAGCTTCTTGTTATCCAACAGCAGCGTTTTAGTTCAAGGGGAATAATAGATCACTAATTTATAGTAGGGCTATCTATAGTGGGTGGCCCTACATCTTTAACCGAGGGTCCTATGGCAATACCTGCTATCCCAAACAATATGTACGTTCAACAAGGAAATCGGCAAATTTTCATCAGTTGGGATATTACTGTAGGCGCAACATCTTATCAGATTCTAAAATCGACAGACGGTGTTAAGTTCTCACCGTGGGCTTCCTCAACATTAAATAATTATCTGGACACCTCTGTAACTGTAGGCACCCAGTATTGGTATCAAATAGCAGCAACAAATGATTCAGGAACAGGCGATCCCACCTCTTCTCAGAGCATAATTCCAACTCCAACAGCTGAAATGTGCCTAGGTCAAATAAGACAAATGGCACAAGAACGGGCTGACAGAGTTAATTCTAACTTTGTCACTTTACCAGAATGGAATCAATTCATTAACTTAGCAATGTACGAGCTGTATGATTTAATTGTAGATACATACGAAGACTACTTTATAGCGACTCCCTTTCAGTTTCAAACAGCTAATAATCAATATTTGTGGCCACTTCCAGATGGAAATCTATCCTTTGTTAATGGAATAACTGGAGCGGCAGGGTATATAGCCCCGGCATTCTATAAGATTAAAGGCGTGGATCTAGCTCTACAGACATCCAACAACGCATGGGTAACAGTTAATAAGTTTACATTTATGGATAGGAACAGATTCATTTATCCTAATACAGCTTCTACCATATACGGTGTATTTAATCTGCAATATAGGGTACTTGGAAACTTTATAGAATTTATACCAACACCGTCAGGAAACCAAAATATCAGAATTTGGTATATACCAAGGTTACCACAGTTACTACAAGATACAGACCTTACGACTATAGGTTTTTCAGGCTGGCTAGAATATGTAGTAGTAAGAGCCGCTAAGTATGCATTAGATAAAGAAGAATCAGACACCAGTAAATTGGATAATGAATTATTATTCATTAAAACCAGAATTGAAGAAGCGGCTTCTAACAGAGATGATGCTTTCCCAGACAAAGTTAGCGATGTACGACAGAACGGGAGCTGGAATCCAGGCGGATCGTTTGGATGGAATGGCGGCCTCGGCGGGTTCTAATATGGCACAACTACCAGTTTTCCAGACAACTTTACAGCCTTTGATGCTAATGCAGAACAAGTGGGCGTCTATTATCAATCCTACATTAGCATCTCCATTAAGTCAGCCTTCAATGTTGACTGACATATCTATAGTGTCAGGAAATAATGTTATATATCATAAGCTTGGACAATTGCCAGTTGGATGGATTATTTCAGATGTGAATGCAAGCGTAAGTATCTATAGAAACGCACCTTTTAATACTTCAACTTTAACCTTACATAGTAATGGAGCAGCGGTTATTTCGCTGATTGTGTTCTAATGTCAGATTTTATATTAACGCCAAACATGAATTTGCCAGAACCCATTGTAGGGGTCACAAGCGGCCCGAATTACGCTACATATATAGATAGTTGCTTAACAAGGATAGATGGCCACACTCATCTCACCGGTTCAGGAGTACCTATTACCCCCGCTGCTTTAAATATTAATTCTGCTGTAGATATGCTGGGCTGGTCATTAATAAACACAGAGGCAGTAGAGTTTTCATTACAGACGTCAAGTCCTTCCAATAGCAGCATATTCTCTAAGACCGACGGTAACTTATACTTTACAAACTCAACAGGTGGAGTCGTTCAGATTACAAACGGATTGCAAGTTAATGCCTCCTCCTCCGGTATTATTAGTGGAACAGCCTCGGCAGCATTCTCTTCCAACGTATTAGTAGTTAATGAAGCTACTTCAACTCCTGCCAACATTCAAGTAGGATCTATTTTGATTGGAAATAACCTTATAAATTCCAACTTTGTGACTTTATCAGTCCCCAGTGCATTAGGTTCAGGCTACACCCTTGTATTACCAGCAATTCCTGCTCAAAAGAACGTCATGACTTTGGATGCCAGCGGTAATATGTCCAGTATAACATACGACCAAGTTGGACAGAGCATGACGTCAGTGGGTGCAAATGCCATTGGATCATCAATAACATCAATGTCATCTGCAAGCGCAGATGTTATTGCCGCCAGTAGAACTAGAGATATAGCAGCGACTGTAGGAGTAGGTGGAGTTGCAGAATCCAGTATAATCTCTTTTTCTACCGGCAGCACATCCTTTCAAATTGTTCCATATTCTGTAACTATAACTACTTCTGGTCGCCCTATATTTATAGGTTTGTTCGATGGAGGAAATATTAGTAACGCAAATACTCCTAATCCGGGGGCACTGGCTTTTTTATTTAATGGAAATTATATACAGGAAATGCCCATTCCTGGAGCTCCTGCTACCGGCGCTTATATTCCTATTGGCACTACTGCTATTGGTGGTACTATTAATGGTTGTGCGATGGAGTTTTCAAGTGGGACATATTACGAAGTGCCTACCAACACACTTTTAGCCCCTGCTACTGGTTGGGAAGTCGATCTTACAGTCCCCTATGCCCTTACCAATAACACTTTGAGCCCAGTATATTTGAATTATGGTGCTTCATACACGCCTCCATCAGCATTTTGGACGATACTTCGCGCATTTGCTGGAACTTATACTTTTCAAATAGCTATTGCTGCAGGCGCGGGAGGAACTGTGTCTATAAATGGACCTTCACTTGTAGCTTATGAACTTTAAAAGGAATTTAGATGTCGTTACAGAAAACCCCTATAGATATTAACTTCGCAAAGGGATTAGATACCAAAACAGATGCTAATCGTGTAGCTATAGGTAATTTCTTAAGTTTAACTAACACAATCTTTGATAAGGTTGGCAGGTTAACAAAGCGTAACGGTTTCGGAGCGTTGACTCCTCTCCCAGATGCAACATCCATATATGCAACAACATTCAATAATAGTCTGTTAGCAATTGGTGATGAGCTAGAATCATACAATGCAAATACAAGTACATGGGTCAATAAAGGCACAATCCAAAGATGCTCCTTAAATACATTATCTCTAATAAGATCAGGAACTAATCAATCTCAAGTTGATTCAGCAGTTGCTTCTAACGGCTTAGTCTGCGTTGCATATATAGATCAGAACGTATTGGCATTATCACAGCCTCAAGTTAAGTACGCAGTATTTGATTCTAACACTGGAGAGTGTGTAGTAAATCCAGTTGTTTTAACTACAAATGCAACTAATGGATCTCCTAGAGTTTTTATAATAGGTGGATATTTTATTATAGTATTCACAAGTATACTGTCATCAACAGTACATTTACAGTATGTAGCTGTAAGCACTTCAAATCCAGCAGCAGGAGCTACAATACCGGTTAATATAGCTTCCCCATATGTGTCAGCATCTACAGTTTCCTGGGACGGTGTAGTTGCTAATAATAACCTATACATAGCCTATAATACTACAACAGGTGGACAATCAATTAACGTTACTTATATATCTACAGCATTGGGGAATCCTGTAGGGTTAACATCTTTTGTAGGATACGCAGCTACAATGATGAGTTTAACAGTTGATACTTATAATCAATCAGTTCTTATTATATGGATATCTTTTTACAGTCCTTCAGCAGCATATACAACGGCTGTATATTCAAATTTAACCCCCGTACCAGCATTAGCAACTCCAATTGAAACTTTGTCTGGATTAACCATACTTAATATAACTTCAACCGCCTACAATGGGCTGAATACAATTTATTATGAAGTATCAAATAATTATTCTTTTGATAGCTCTCTTCCTACTTATTACATTAATACCTCTACTTGTACTATTGGTGGCGTTACTACTGCTTATTCACAGTTTATTAGATCTGTTGGTCTCGCATCTAAAGCGTTTCTTCTAAATAACAGCAGTTATGTACTAGTGGCGTACAGTTCCGTGAATCAACCATCTTACTTCCTATTAAATAGCCAAGCCCAAGTAATATGTAAATTAG